TAACACGCTGTATATCCCGTCCGAAAACGCGCTGCAGATGCCGTCCGACGTGGCTCGCGCACTCACGAACAACGTTCTCGGCGCCTACAAGCACCCTGAAGCTGCCAATCGCTTTCGGTACCGCAAACAGCGCTGTGCTATTCACGGTCCCGACATTGCCGAATGGCTGCGCAGGCCTCTACATCGGTCGCGCGTGGTGGGAGGTCACAACCTCGTTCACTGGTGGGGCCTCCAGCGCGATCGCCATCACGACGAGCAACACCAACTACAACGCCACTGGCGCCCTCCTAGGTGGAGCTGGTGAGGTTGCGGCGACATTGGTGTCCACTGGCGCGAAGTACAAGCCAGGTACGTTGGGTGCGTCGTATGCGGCGACGAACGGCATCATCGTCCTTGCAACTGCCGATACCATCGTGTTCCAGCGTGTCACGTCGGCTTTTACGGCCGGCGCTGGCTTCGTGCACCTCGACATCGGCTACGTGGACTGATCGATGCCCGGCACATCCGTTTACGAAGAGCCTCCGGTCAAAAGCGAGCCGGTGACGCTCGGCGCTGACTACACATTCACGATGTCTGTGGACGAGATCTACGTGGGTGGCGCCGGCACGGTCATCGCGAAGCTCTCGAGCGACGCAACGTTCCGCACGTACCTCGGTGTCGCTGCAGGCACCGTACTGCGCGGCGCGTTCACCAACGTCAAGTCCACCGCCAACGGCACTACCGCCTCGGGGATCATCGGGCGCTCACGCTCGACCGAGCTCCCGAACGGCCTCTGATGGCGGCGCAGGTTCTCGATCTGGGGGTGGGCGACGTCCACGTCCCGGGCGCCGCTCACGCGGAGACGAAGCACACTATGGTCGACTTGACTACCGAGGAGCGGGACAAGCTGCCCGCGAGCAAGTTCGCTGACCCCGTGAATCGTGCTTTTCCGATTCACAACAAGGCGCACGCGGACAACGCTGCGGCTCGGATCGAGCAGGAAAAAGGCTCGATGTCACCCGGCAAGTACGCGCGGGTCAAGTCTCGGATCAAGAAAGCTCAGAAGCGCTTTGGCGAGGATGGGAAGCCAAAGCCGCAGCGGCGTGGTCGCGTTCTCACCATGCAGATCACGCATCCAGGTGGCACCACGATCCACGTGCGTCACATGGCGGATGTGGATCCGGATGGCGTGCTGCTGCTTCCTGCGTTGCCGCTCGTAGAGGACTGAGCGCGCATCCAGCGTGCGACCGCTTCGAGTTCATCGGCGGTCCACTTGCCCTTGATGCGATTCGCTTTCAGCGAGATCACGGCGACATTGTCGGGCTCGTATCGCACGTCTTCTTGGTCATTCGTAATTGGTAAGCGCCAAACAGGTGAAGTCAAGTGTCCGAACCGCAATCTGATACCCCGAAGCGGACATGGATCCAGCTTGCGCAGGTAGGCACCTTCAAGGGCCATCCCTCCGGTCCATTCCACCTGGATCCGTCGGTGTTCTCCACAATGGTGCGGAACTTCGACCGCGACGGGCTGCCGATCCCGATCGACGCCGAACATGCCAGCGAGATGCCTGCGACGCAGGGCAACATCCCGTCGCAGGGCGCGCCGGCCATGGGATGGATTCACAAGCTCCAGAACCGGGGCGACCAAGGTCTCTGGGGCAATGTCGAGTGGCTCGAGCCCGCGCGCTCTTACATCAAAGAGGGCCGCTACAAATTCATCTCACCCGCGATCAGGTGGAAGAGCAAAGACCGCACGACCGGGCTGGATGTCGGGCCGCGGATCTCATCCGCCGGCATGACCAATCAGCCATTCTTGCCGTCGATGGCGCCGCTGACGGCCGCCAAAAACGCAGATGGCGAGCCAGTCTACATGCTGAGCTCGGTCGGGATCGGAGATCACTCCACCGATGTGACGCTTGCCGGGTCGGGTTGCTACTCGACCGGTGAGACGATGCCGAAGATCAAATCGATCCTTGGCTTGCATGAACTCGCCACGCCGCAGCAATGCTCCGATCAGCTGAGCAACTTGCGTGAGCACTTCGATGCCGCCGGCGGCGATGCGGGCGCTTCGCATCAGGGGGTCCCGCTCTCGAAGTACCTATTGCCGCTGCGAGACCTAGCGTCACCGCCAGTCGGCTCGACGTGGGACGACGTCTTCGACGCAGTGGACGATCTCATCGACGCAGCGATCGAAGAGCACGAAGCCGAATATCACCCCGATGGCCCGCCGGATGCGGACGCCTCGGCAGCAACGAACGCATCCGCAGCAGCACCCGCTGCACCACAGGAGCCCATTCAAATGGCCATGACCGCAGAAGAGACCCAAGCAATCAACGATCTCAAGTCCCAGGTTGGCACGCTGCAGTCGCAGCTCACCGCTAAGGACGCGCAGATCTCCACGCTGAGCACTGAGCTCGGCGCGAAGACGAGCGAGCTCAACGCGAAGGCCGCCGAGACCCAGACGTTCTCGACGCAGCTGCAAACGGCGACGACCCAGCTCAGCCTGAAGAGCACCGAGGTCGACACGCTGAAGGCCGAGGTTACCACGCTGGCGACTGCGCAAGCAGAAACCAAGGCGAAGGAAGCCGATGCCCGCGTGACCGACGTGATCAAGATCTACGGGACGAAGAAGGGCCTGACCGAGGCGAGTCGCCCGATGTTGACTCATCTCTGCACGAGCGCTCCGACTATCTTCGACGCCGAATACCCCGCGTTGCCCGCTGATCAGCAGCACCTGCTGACCAATCACACCAAGGGCGGCGAGAAGGATCCGAAAACGGGCGCCGAGCTCCCGGAGATGACTCTGATGAGCATCGCCTCCGAGATCGCGGCGGCGGAGAAGATCCCGTTCGATCAGGCGCTCAACAGGGCCGAGAAGATCCTCAATCAGGCCAAGAAGAAGAAGTCCTGAGAGTGGTCAGTTGACCACAACGACCACCTACAGCTGAGCAAAAAGGACCAAGAAAATGGCTGCTACTTACGACCAACTCGCACAGACCTACGGTGCAACTGACCTCGTCGTTCACAACTACGGCGGATCGGACATTCCGGCGAACGTGCCGCTCGTGCTCGACACGACCAACTACGTCGGCGATTCGAACCAGGCGCACACCGTGCCGGGCGTCGTCGCCGTCACCACGCAAGCGAACCCGCCGGTCTGCATCTTGTTCTCACTCGAGATCATCAAGGCAGGCTCTAACGGTCGCGCTCGCGGCGTGGGGCCGACCGTGGTTGCCACGCTGTATCTCGCATCCGGCTCGGTTGCCCCGGGTGACACGCTCGACGCAACGCCGACATCCGGACACGTGGGCACCGTTACCTCGCACACCGCGGCCAAAGCAAGCGTTGGCTTCGCGCTCTCGGGCGGCGTCAGCGGCGACCCGATCCTCCTCATGCTCGCGCCGAGCTTCAACGCCTGATCCTGGCCAAGGCCAGCTCTAAAGGAAAACCCACATCATGGGCAATATCGTTCCGTTTTCAGACCTCGACTCGCGCGGCATCGGCGCACCCACCGCCATCGACATCGACACGGGTCACCTGTTCGACGCGAAGGGCAATCCTGTCGGCAAGTACAGCGTCTTGGACTCGTCCAAGCACGGCGATCGCAACTCAGCCTGCGCGCTGTATGCGGCCGGCTACAACTTGTCGGCGACGCACGCGGCGTTCAAGTCGGCGGGTCTCGACGAGCAGGCCGACAAGCTCATGCTGTCGACCCAGCGCGGCTCGGACATCTCCAACCCGGTCCACTTGCTGGACTTGGGCACTGGCGACGTCCACATCCCGTCCGCTTCGCCGAACATCGCGCTCGGCTACTCGAATGAAGCTCCGTTCGCCGACATCGTTTCGCCGCCGGTGCTCATGCCGAAGCCGTCGGACTACTTCTTCACGTTCGACAAGAACGACGCCTTCCAGCGCGCTTATCCGAGCGGCGGTTCTGGTGGTGCTGAAGTCGGCGAGATCGCCCCGCGCCTGAGCAATACGCTGTACACCACGGTCGAGCGCGCGCTCGGTGGCTTCGTGTCCACCCAGCTCGAAGCGGCCGCGGACGTTCCGTTGCGCATCCTGACGGCCACGACTCGTCGTGTCCTGATGGCCATGCACATCGAGCGCGAGATCCGCGTGCAGTCGCTGCTCCGTGCGACCAGCAGCTGGAACGCGAGCAACTTCCTGGCGTTGTCGGGTGCGACGATCTGGAACGGCGGCTCAAGCTCCGACCCGATCCTCAACCTGCACAACCGCATCGAGAAGTCGCTCGGCAAGATCACCGGCATCTTGATGGCGCTGCCGACCTGGAATGCGTTCATCCGCAATCCGGCGGTGCGTGCCTTCTACGGCTTCAAGGACGGCGTCGATGCCATCCCGGATCCGGCGCAGGCGAACAAGGCGCTGAAACTGCCGCCCATCTTCGTGAGCGAGATGCGTTACATCAACTCGTCAGGCAACCCGGACTTCATCTGGGGTGGCGACGTGGTGCTGTTCCGCAACCCGCCCGAGATGCCGCCGAGCACCCAGGACGACATCGCGAGCTCGTATACGTTCCGCTGGAACATGCAGGGCAAGCCCCAAGACGCGACGATGGCGGCCGGTGGATTCATCATCCGCCAGTTCTACGACCAACGCCGTGGCTCGATGGGCGGAACGAAAGTAGTCGTTGTGCACCAAGATGCCGAGACGCAAACGTCCTCATTCGTCGGCGGCCTGCTCACCGGCGCGTACACCTGATCCGAAGGTGGTCAACTGACCACCCAATAAAGTCCGCTGTTGCGCCTCACTCGAGGGGGCGCGCAGCGGCGCAACCGAGGGACGGAAAAACATTTCATGGCACAATCAAACACTGCGACAGAAGTAGCGACGCCTCCGAAGTCCGATACGGTGAAGGTGCGGGTCCTTCACTCGCTCTGCCGCGGCTTCAATAAGGACAAGACCGGCCGAGCGATCTCCGAGATCACCCACAAGCCTGGCGACGTGCTCGAGATGCCGCGTGAAGAGGCCGAAGCGCTCGCGGGTCGCAAGTTCGAGGGCTACGGCACCATGCGGCAGGAAAACGGCGGCGTGACGTGCGCCCCGATGCCACATCCTCTTGGCGGAATCGTCAAGGATCCCGTCGTCCAGCTCATCGGGGAGTGATGCGTGGCCGCGCTCACGCCGTTCATCACAGCCGCTTTGCTGCGGACGGCGCTGAGCCCGAGCACCTATATCGCGATCTTTGACGACGACAATGGTGGCGACATCGCGGTCGTGGACGCTTCTAGCCAGGTAGCGCTCTGTATCAAGCGCGCGCACGTGCGGGTCGTATCCAGACTCGGGATGCTTTACAACAAGATCCCGGACGGTACCGACTCGGAGATCTCTGACCTGCTGGTGGACGCGGAGCTCAACTACGCAGTTGGCATCTCGTTCGACCGGCACCCGGAGTACGTGCGCACGTTCGGCGAGAGCGACCGACGCAAGGCGGCGTTCGACCAGGCGGACGGCACGATGGAGATGATCCAGGCGGCGATCCTGGCCATTGTCGACGCGCCGCCAGAGCCGACTCCGCGCAACGTCGGCGGTGTAATCACCGACGGCGGCCAGCGGGTGTTCCTCGACTCGAACGACGGCTGCCGGAACTCTGGCGACTTCTGATGTTCACCGCGAGCGTCGATCTGTCGGGCTTTCGCCAGCAGGTCGCCCGAACGGTTGAGGGGCTCGAGACAGGCGTACGCGACGCGGTTCGGAATGCGGCTCAAGAGGGCGCGCACGAAGCGATCACCGCGAGCCGATTCAAGAATCAAACGGGGAATCTGCGATCGAACATCGTCGCAGACTTCGTGCGCAGCAACGGGCGCTCGGCGCAGTGGGAGATCCTGTCCCGCATGCCGTACTCGAAGTTCGTCGAGGAAGGCACGCGCCCGCACGAGATATGGCCGAAGGCGGGTTACGGGCTCAAGGGTCCGCTACGCAACGGGCAAACGCGGCGCGCCACCGGCAAGGGCCCGCACGAGCACATCGTAGGACGCGGGCAAGCGCTGCGATGGGTGTCGGGTGGGCAGGTGTTCTTTGCGCGCATGGTGCACCATCCAGGCACTGCCGCGTATCCGTTCATGGGCTTGGCCTACATCAAGGCCGAAGCCGTTCTCTACCGAGAGATCTACGTCGGAATCGACAAGGTCGCTCGTTACTGGGTCTGAGTCATGGCTGATAAATTTGGTGCTCTGCAGTTTCCGGCGCAGAGCCCCAATCTCGCAGCTGGCGACGCGGTCACCGATCCGCGCCTTGACAAGATCGCTAGGTTTCTGCAGGCGGTCCTAAACGCCGATATCGGGCAAGCGTGGAGCTCGGTCAGCGGCGGCAAGAAATTCGTCGAGACCACCTCCACGAACGACCCATCGGATTCGACGTTCAACGAGCGCGATCTGCCAGCGCTGTTCATCTATGACCCGCGATCGGCATCGAATCAGATGACCGACGACTTGGTCGAGGATGTCTCACAAGTCACCGTGCTCTGGGTTCCGGCCACCGCGGAGCAAGCGAAACGCTCGCTTCGATCAACCGGCGTGAACGGCTTCAAGAAGGCCGTGGAGCGCGCCTTCTACTTGGGTCGGCATCCGGCTTGGTGCGACGACGGCGACACGGACCCGGACTCCGCTACGTTCGGGAGTGCGTTGATGATTCGCGCGGGCCTTGCCAAATGGCCGAGCGTGAAGTCTGCGCAGACGGCGCCGCTGACGATCGTCACTGACGGCGCCCAACCCCGACACTATTCCGGGTTCTCGCTCACGGTCGAGCTCTCGGAGGTCACGATCTGGGACGTGTCATTGCCAGCGCCGGGCAGCTTGCCGCAAGCCGGCGACAACGCCCCGAGCAAGGTCGACATTCTCTCGACAGCCGGCGCGCTAGTTCTCGATTCCCTCATCCCGACGACCTAACCCCATGCGCTTTCGCGGCCTGCAAACAGAACGGCATGACGTCGGTCCTGGCCGCAAAGGCATGCGTCGCGAAGCCGTCGTGCAGACGTTCTTCACACGTGAGCTGTCAAGCGGAGCTCGCGGTGATGCCGCTCTGTTTTGGTCGCTGATGGCGTACGCGCATAGCGACGACCAGATGGCGCGGCCCGACGTCGGCACGCGTTCGGCGGTCGCGGTCAAGCATCTGCAACTCAGCGTGTCCTAGCGCGCCAACAAATTAACTCCTTCGCGCGCTGCGTTCAGCCGCGCGAGCTCCAACTAAGCAACCTCACCGAGGCCGCGCATGCCCGTTCCAGTTTCACGTCTCCGCGTGCATCCGAATCCGTACATCAAGGAGACGATCGATCACCTCGGTCGCCCTGCCGGTCGCGTGAAGTGCGACCACTTCGAACACGCCAAGACTGGTTTGGTCGGCGCCAAGTTCGTCGAAGTCGTCGAGACCCACGCCGCGCAATCGTTCAAAGTCGGCAAGCTCAGCTATGTGACGGCGCCCGCTCGTCACGATCATCGCATCGCCTACTCCAGGGTCGCGGTCGAGATCCCGAACACCGGTTACTACCGCGAGGCGGTGAAGCGCGGCGACTTGTTCGCTGCCGATAGGAAGACCTGGGTTGCCAGCGGTGGCGCCGCGATCACCTTCGTCGAGCCTGCGGTTGCGCTGGCCAAGGCGAAGAAGGAAGCACTCGAGCATTTCGACGGCTCGACCGGCGAAGGCGCGCACGAGGAGATGGGCGGCCACGGGCCGATCTGGTTCGGCGGCGATGAACCCGCGGCCCCCGTTGCTCCAGCAGCGCCGGTCAACGCGAGCTCGGCTGAGACCGCTCCCGCTGATGACACTTCGGAAGCCTGAGCTACGGGACCTGTTTCCATTTCTTGCGATTGGCCACCGCGCTGGCGTGACCGCAGTCGATTCCGAACTCTTTCGCGAGCAGAGTAAGTTTTTCCCCGCTCTCGAACCGACGCCTAAGCTCTATCACTTTCGCGACGGTCAATCGCGCGTTGTAGTGCTTTTCACCGTATGGAATCACTTCCGGTCTGGTGGCTGCGCCGCATGACGCCATCCGCCCCTTGCGGGTCGCATCGGCAATGTTCTCGGTTTGCGTGCCCGGCTCGAGATGCGCCGGGTTGCAGCATCTCGGGACATCGCACTTGTGCATCACGACAAGCCCGTCTGGGATAGGCGCTACGCGATCGATGTAGGCCGCGCGGTGAGCGCCCATTCTCTTGCGCGGAACCACGAACGGGACGCGAAAGGAGCCATAGCCTTTGCCGTCCAGATCCCCGTTTCAGAGCCAACATTCGTTGGGCCCGCGGA